CAAAAATGATTATCAGAAGTTCATAGAATATAACATCAAGGATGTGGAGTTGGTTGAACAACTTGAGGACAAGATGAAACTTCTTGAGATGATTGTATCACTTGCATATCTTAGTAAAGTCAACTACAGTAATACATTTGGCCAAGTAAGAATGTGGGACACTCTGATTTACAACAATCTTCTTAGAAAGAACATTGTAATTCCACCTAAAACAACTTCTCATAAATCTTCTCAGTTTGAGGGTGCGTATGTGAAAGATCCGATTCTTGGATCTCATGATTGGGTTGTGAATTTTGATTTGAATTCTCTGTATCCTCATCTTATCATGCAGTACAATCTCTCACCAGAAACTTTGATTACAGATGAACTTCCAAGTGATCTGCAAGAGATAAAAGATGCACGGCCAGGAATCGATGGTTTGGTAGATCAAGTACAAAATCTCAATGCACTTAAAAAATACAATCTAACCTATACTCCAAATAATGAATTCTATCGAAGAGATATTCATGGTTTTCTTCCAGAGATGATGCAACAAATCTATGATGATAGAGTCAAGTACAAAGGTATGATGATTGATGCAAAGAAGAAGTTACAAAACGAAACTGATGCATCTGAAAGATTCAAACTGAAAAACTTGATTTCCAAGTATCATAATATGCAACTTAATCTGAAGATTACTCTCAACTCTGCTTTTGGTGCGATGGGTAATCAGCACTTTCGTTATTTTGACCAGAGGATTGCAGAGGCCATTACTACTTCTGGACAACTATCCATCAAATGGATTGAGAAAGAAATCAATCGGTATCTCAATGGACTTCTCAAGACTGATGATGATTATGTTGTGGCGGTGGATACTGATTCAGTTTACATCACTATGGATAAACTGGTTCAATCTGTTTATGGTGATAAGAATGTAGAAAAGACTAAGATTATAGATTTTCTTGATAAGGTTTGTTCTGAACAAATGGAAAAGATTATAGACAAGTCTTATCAAAAACTAAAAGATTACATGAATGCATTTGATCAGAAGATGGTCATGAAACGTGAAAATATTGCGGATCGGGCAGTATGGACTGCAAAGAAACGATACATCATGAACGTGTATGATTCGGAAGGTGTACGATATAAAGAACCACAACTGAAGATTATGGGTATCGAGGCCATTCGTTCTTCAACTCCTTCTGCTTGTAAACAGAAGATGAAGGATATATTCAAGATTATCATGAATGGAACTGAAGATGATGCAATCCAATATATTGATGAATTTCGTGAAGAGTTTAAAACATTGAGTGCAGAAGATATTTTCTTTCCAAGATCAGTTAGAGGTATGAAGAAGTATCATGATGCGGCCCATCTTTACATCAAGGGAACTCCTATTCATGTGAAAGGTGCATTGCTCTACAACAAACTCTTGAAAGATCATAAATTGTTAGGTGATTATCCTGTGATAAAGGATGGTGAAAAGATTAAGTTTGCGTATCTCAAGAAACAGAATACAGTTGGTGGTGAGGTAATTGCAATTCCAAATCAACTTCCATCAGAGTTTGAATTGCAAGATTATATAGACTATGATAAACAATTCAGTAAGTCATTCATTGAACCAATGAGTTCTGTCATGAATGCAGTTGGTTGGCAGACAGAAAAAGTGTCAACATTAGAGGATTTTTTCGGTTAAATGTTTTTCGGTTTATTTACACTATTTGTTGCACTTGCAATATCATCAGTTGCTGCATATTATTCTATCGTAGGATTGATGGCCATATTTGCGGCAGAGAAAACTGCAATCGCAATAATGGGTGTAGTTCTTGAAGTAGGAAAACTGGTAGTTGCAAGTTGGACATTTCAGAATTGGAAAACTGCACCAACAATAATTAAGGGATATTTTAGTACAGCAGTAATTGTTTTGATGTTAATTACATCATTAGGTATATTTGGGTTTCTTTCAAGAGCGCACATACAACAATCAAGTCCTACCGCCCTCTTGGATGAGCGAATAGAAAGAATTGAATTAAAGGTTGATCAGAGAAAGACCGAAATACAAAGATATGAAGGAAGACTTGATACATTAGATAAAGCACTTCAAAGATACATCGAACTTGGTGCAATCTCAAAAGGTTTGGCCAAGATTGGTGCTATGGATAATGAAACAAGTTTACTGAAGACAAAAATATCAAATTTAGAAGGAGAGATTGATGATTTGACGGATGAGAAGTATGAATTGAAAACTGAACTGAATCTTGCAGAAGTGGAAGTTGGCCCAATTCGTTATGTGGCGTCATTACTATATGATGATGTAAGTGAGTCGCAACTTGAACGGGCAGTACGTTGGATAATCATACTTCTCATCTTTGTTTTTGATCCACTTGCAGTTGTCCTTGTGATTGCTGCAAACATAACATTGAGAGATTTCAAAAGAGAAAGAAAACTCGCAACTAAAACAGTAACAGTAATGCCCGATCTTTCCGATAAGGAGGTGATAGACAAGGAAAACGTGGCGGAGTACAAAGAAGAAGATGGTAATGAATTCAAAATTTTAACATGGGATATGTTCAAAAAATTGAGAGGAAAAAATAATGAAAGTAATTGATAATTTTTTGGGATACAAAGAATTTCAAAGATTAAGATCTGAAATAATGAGTCCAGTATTTGATTGGAATTTTGTACCAATGTCAGATAGTATGAAAGAAGATCCAGATAAATTTTCTGGTCAATTTGTTCATCTTGCATATTCAAATTGTGTTCCAAGAACAACATTTTTCAATAGTCTGATGCCAGTTTTAAGTAGATTAGATGCAACCACATTGAATCGTATAAAAGTAAACTTACAGCCCAGAACAGAAGAACCAGTAGAGGGAATGTTTCATAGTGATTTGGGTAGTGATATGGACATAGAAACTAGGAAAACATGGACAACTTCTGTATACTA